CGTGTATCTGGTACAGATGCAGCTTTCACAGAAGCTATGTTAAAGGCAGCGGTTAAATCAGCATTTACTAACGGTGGTAACCCAACCGTACTAATGGTTTCTCCAACACAAAAACAAGTAGTTTCTACTTTTGCAGGTATTGCAGAGCAACGCTATGCAGCTCCAGCTAATAAACAAACTACAATTGTTGGCGCAGCGGATGTGTACCTCAGCGATTTTGGGACTTTATCTGTTGTTCCTAACAGATTTACTACTGCTGATGCAGATGACGGTGGCGAACAAGCATTTGTACTTGACCCTGGGAAAGACCGTAGCAGCAATTAATCAGCTAATACATAGTGCGTTAAACTGCGATAAACCTAATCCACGTTTTGCTTACATAGCACCAACATACAATCAGTCTAAAAGGATTGCATGGGATTACTTACTAGAATATACCAGACCCCTTGGTGGTAAGGCTAACATTGCCGAGCTAAGAGTAGACTTTATGGGCAGAAGAATCTCTCTGTATGGTGCAGACAACCCTGACAGTTTACGTGGAATCTACCTAGACGGATGCGTTCTTGATGAAATTGGGAACATTAATCCTACATTATTCACAGAAATTGTCAGACCTGCATTATCTGACCGACTAGGCTACTGCGTAGCAATGGGAACGCCTAAAGGGCAAAACCATTTTAAAGACTTGCGTGATAGAGGTAAACAACACGATGGCTGGGAGCTGTTAGAGTTTAAAGCATCAGACACCAAGCTAGTAAACGCAGATGAATTAAAGTCTGCTTATAAAGAGATGGGAGAGGATAAGTACCAACAAGAGTTTGAGTGTAGCTTCTCTGCTCCAGTAGAAGGCTCATACTATTCATCCATTATTAACGACCTAGAAGAAAAAGGTCGCATGGTAGATATTGATGTAGACGGACTAGCAAGGACTTATACGGGTTGGGATTTAGGTATGTCAGATAGTACATCTATCTGGGTAGCACAGTTAGTTAATAAAGAAGTACGGCTAGTAGACTTTGTAGAGAATCATGGCGTAGGTCTTGATTATTATGTTAACTGGTTAAAAGAAAATGACTGGATGCACGCCACACACATACTACCGCATGATGTAGTAGTACGAGAGTTAGGTACAGGCAAGTCAAGAAAAGAAATGTTAGAGGATGCCGGGCTAGCTATTACTGTAGCAGACAAACTAACTATTATGGATGGCATTCAAGCTGCTAGGCGTTTGCTTCCAAGATGTTGGTTTGATCCTAAAGTAAAAGATGGGTTAGATGCACTAAAAAACTACCGCAGAGTTTATGATGAAAAACGTAGTGTCTTTCATGATAGGCCATTACATGATTGGGCATCACATGCTAGCGATGCTTTTAGATATTTAGCAGTTGGATTGGATGAATCTCCTATGGAGGCATGGTCTAAACCACTTGAAGTTAACAACACATGGATTGTATAAATGGATGATAATTTACTAAAAAGTATTCTTGAGTCAGAGATTGACGATGCTATTGGTTATCTTGAAACGGAAACTACCGATGAAAGACAAAAAGCCTTAGAATACTACATGAGAGAACCGTATGGCAATGAAGTGCCAGGTAAATCTCAAATTGTTACAGGTGAAGTAGCAGAGGTAGTAGACGGTGCATTGCCTCAAATTATGAAAGTATTTACGTCATCTAAAGATGCAGTCGTATTTGAGCCTGTTAATCAAGGTGATGAGGCTACAGCAGAGCAAGCAACTGCTTACGTTAACCATATATTCTACAAAGATAACGATGGCTTTGAGATTATGCACGACTGGTTTAAAGACGGTCTTATGCAAAAGGTTGGCGTAGTTAAAGCTTATTGGGATGACAAGAAAGATGTAACAAAAGAAAAGTATTACGGTCTAACAGATGATGAGCTTGCTATGATTATGCAAGACGAAGATGTAGAGGTTGTAGAGCAAAGCACCGAAGAGCAAGTAATAGAAAATGACCCAATCCAAGACCCCATGACGGGCATGGAAATGGAAGTGCCTCCTACTATTATTAGATCACATGATATTAAGGTATCTAGAACAGTAGATAAAGGTAAGGTAAAAATAGAAAACGTACCACCTGAAGAGTTTTTAATATCTAAACGAGCTAGAACCATAGAAGACTCAGACTTTGTAGCACACAGAAAAATGACTACACGTTCTGATCTAATTGCTATGGGCTATGATGAAGACTTAGTCTATTCATTATCTACTGGTGATGCACTAGAGTTTAGCCCGGAACGTATTGCACGATACACACGTGGTGAAATGCCAACTGACCAAGACACTACCGACCCATCTATGCAGTTAGTAGAATACTACGAGTGTTACATTAGAACAGATATGGATGGTGATGGTATAGCAGAACTAAGACGTGTTTGCTACTCTAATCACGAAATACTACATAATGAAGAATGTGACTATGTTCCATTCCACTCAGTATGTCCTATTCCGATTCCCCATAAATTCTTTGGGCATTCACTAGCAGACAGAGCTATGGACTTGCAATTAATTAAGTCTACTATTACTCGCCAGATGCTAGACAATCTATACCTAACTAACAACTATAGAGTAGGTGCAGTAGAAGGACAAGTTAACTTAGATGATTTACTAACTTCTACCGCAGGTGGTGTAGTTAGGATTAAAAATCCAAATGCTTTAGTACCTATGCAAGTAACATCTAACGCTAATCAATCATTCCCTATGTTGGAATACTTAGATAGCGTACAAGCTAAACGTACAGGCATTAGTGATTCACAGCAAGGCCTTGACCCTAACATGATGCAGAATGTAACAGCTACTGCAGTGTCAGCCATGACTACCGCATCGCAAGGTAAGCTAGAACTTATAGCACGTATCTTTGCTGATACAGGAGTTACTTCACTCTTTAGAGGCATACTGCATTTAGTATGTAAGTATCAACCTAAAGCTCGCATTATTAAAGTGCGTGGTGACTATGTACCGTTTGACCCAAGAGAATGGAATACTGAATACAATGTATCCGTTAATGTTGGGCTTGGTACTGGTAACAAACAAGAGCAACTAGCAACAATGCAAATGATTCTTGCTAAACAAGAAGAGGTTATACAGCAATACGGCCTTAACAATCCATTGGTAAACTTAAAACAATACCGTGACACATTAGCTAAGTTTATTAATATGGCTGGCTTTAAAGATGACTCTGCATTCTTACTAGACATCACTGAAGAGCAAGCTGCTCAACTAGCAAAACAAGCAGCTGAAGCCCCAGAAAAAGAAGATCCTAATACTAAGGCTGCTAAGGTTCTTGCTGAAGTAGAAAGAGAAAAAGCTCAGATGAAGATGCAAGAGCAAATGGCTAAGTTAGAGCTAGAGAAACAACAGATGGAATTAAAAGCTCAAAAAGAAATGCTAGAACTACAACAACAACGTATGCAGTTTGAAAAAGAAATGGCGTTGAAAGAATTAGAGCTAGCACAAAAAGCATCTAATGATGATAAGAAAACTAACATTAATCAATCTAAAGAGTTAATAAACGCATTAGATAAAATACAAAACCTTTCACAACGAGGTGTGTAGATGACTTTATCGGAAGCAATGCAAAACATACTGGGAAGCACTGAGTTCCAAGAAGTTATGAAAGAAATGAAAGACTCTCAAATGCAAATGATTATGTACTCAGGCGATGACGAATCTGAGTTAAGAGAGTACGCATACCAACGCATAAGATCCATTAACGAAATTATGTCTAATCTTGAATCTATCGCACAAACAGGCCAGATAAAAGATAAGGCATGGAAAATATTATAGGCATTTGCCTACTAATCGGTAACCTCCCGTAGAGGAATAAAAGGTAATACAAATGAGTGATGAAACCATGACTCCCCAAGAGGGAAGTGGAGAACTAACTGTAAGAGATGCAGCTAACCAATGGGAAGGCTTTTTGACATCAGGTGAGGACTCCAACGAGCAACCAGAAGCTGTTGAAACAGAAGCAGTAGAACAGGTAAGCGAGGAAGCAGAAGACAATACAGATTACGAGGAAGCTGTTGAAGCAACCGAAGATGAAGTAGAGGAATATGCAGACTCTGAAGATGATGAAACTGAAGTTGAAGAAGAGGAGCAACCACAGACTTTCCGTGTAAAAGCGGCAGGTGAAGAAAAGGATGTTACCCTTGATGAATTAATGCAGGGTTATCAACTTGGTGCAGACTATACGAAAAAGACTCAGGAAGTATCTGAGGCTCGCAAAGCAATAGAAGCAGAAGCTAAAGCTATTGTTGAAGCTAAACAAGTTAGAGATACATACGCTCAACGGCTACAAGCTATTGAACAATTCCTTACACAAGGAGATAGTCAAGAAGATTTAGCTGTTATGAAAGAGAACGACCCGATAGGATACGCAGTTAAGGTCGCAGAAATGACCGAAAAAAAAGATCAACTAAGTTTAGTAAAAGCTGAACAGGACCGCATTGCTAGAGAGCAACAAGCGGATTACCATGAGGCCATGAAAAATCAAGTTGCTCAAGAATCACAAAAATTAGCAGCAGTCCTTCCAGAGTTTTCAGACAAAGTCAAAGGCGAACAAATCAGAAATGAAATTCGCAATTATGGCAAATCAGTGGGATTCACAGATGATGAGTTATCTCAAGTCTATGACTCACGACACGTCCTTGTACTGCATAAAGCAGCCATGTACGACAAGCTACAGAAATCTAAACCCGGTGTTAAGAAGAAAGTAGCTAACGCTCCTAAGATGGTTAAGTCTGGGACAAAAGTTAAGCAAGGCAACAATGATGTACAAAGGCGACAAAAACAACAGCTTAAAGGCTCAGGCAAAGTGCGTGATGCTGCTAAGTTATTTGAAAACTTTATTTAAGGAAATTTAAACAATGGCAACTTATCAAACCTACCAATCAGTTGGTAACAGGGAAGACCTCACAGATATGATTTATGATATCTCCCCTACAGAAACACCTTTTATGTCATCTATTGGCAAAACTAAAGCAACAGCAGTTTTGCATGAATGGCAAACAGATAGTCTCGCAAACGCGACTACAGCTAACGCTGCAGTTGAGGGTGCGGATGCTTCATCTGCTACACTAGCTCCTACAACAAGAGTTGGTAACAGAACGCAAATCTCACAAAAAACTATTCAAATCTCTGGTTCAGAAGAAACAATTGACAAAGCTGGTCGTAAGTCAGAAAAGGCTTATCAACTTGCTAAGGCATCTTCAGAACTAAAACGTGATATGGAAAAAATCATGTTGTCTAACCAAGCTGCTTCAGCTGGTGATTCATCAACAGCACGTACACTTGGTTCACTACAAGCATGGTTAAACACTAACTATGTTGGTTCAGGTACTGCTGGTTCACTAGGTACTACAGCTCGTGTATCTGGTACAGATGCAGCTTTCACAGAAGCTATGTTAAAGTCTGCGGTTAAATCAGCATTTACTAACGGTGGTAACCCAACCGTGCTAATGGTTTCTCCAACACAAAAACAAGTAGTTTCTACTTTTGCAGGTATTGCAGAGCAACGCTATGCAGCTCCAGCTAACAAGCAAACTACTATCGTTGGTGCAGCTGACGTATATCTATCAGACTTCGGTACACTATCTGTTGTTCCTAACAGATTTACTACTGCTGATACAGACGACGGTGGCGAACAAGCATTTGTACTTGATCCTGAGTACGCTGCTACTGCTTTCCTACGTCCTTTCCAAACTAATGAACTAGCTAAAACAGGTGACTCTGAGAAGACTCAGCTTTTAGTTGAATACACATTAGAAGTTAAGAACGAAGCAGCTCACGCAATTATTGCTGACTTAGCTGAGTAATAAAGGTTAGATAGCCCTCTTCGGAGGGCATCTCCTTACGAGGACATTATGGCAAAACTATTAAAGAAAGATGAGTTAAGAGAATCGGTATCACACAATACTGATGACGGTATTGTTATTGCAACACAACAAGATGTCACAGACATCATTGAACAGAATAAAAGAGAGTACAACACATCATCCACGACATGGGGTGACGGTGACGTGTTCTCTAACAAGATAGCTTCTATACCCTTTACGGTGATAGACGAACTAAACAAACAGAAGATTATGCGTGGCTTCCACGTAGTAGATCCTAAACGATTTAAAGCATGGTTGAACAATCCTGATAACAGGTTCTTTAGAACTAAACAAGGCACAGTATAATGGCATTCTTTACAAGCTACACTACACTACAGTCTACGATAGCTGACTACCTAGCTCGTACTGATCTGACAGACCAGATACCTGAGTTTATTAGANTAGCTGAGGATAGACTACGCAGAGANTTACGCANAAGACAGATGCTTAAAGTAGCTACTGCCGTTGCTACAACAGGCGACTCTACAGTATCTTTGCCATCAGACTTCCTTGCTATGAAAGACTTACATTTACAAGGTAACCCTGTAAAGACTATAGAGTTCTTATCTACTAGCAACTTCTTTAGAAACGCTGGTACATCTTATAAAGGTGCTCCTAACTATTACACATTGCTAGGCTCTGAATTTCAATTTGCTCCTGTACCTGATTCAGACTACACGCTTCAAATGGTTTACTTTTATCAGCCAGATTATTTAAGCGACACTAATCCTTCTAACCTATGGTTAGCCTACACACCTGACTTGCTGCTATACGCATCACTCGGTGAGGCTGAACCTTATCTTATGAACGATGAACGATTACAAACATGGGCATCTATGTATGACAGAGGTCTTAACGCAGTAATTAAAAGCGATGATGACTCTGAGTATCCTGCACAACCACTATCTATAACTATATCTAAGAGGTAATTTATTATGGCTGAAATGTCAAACTATTTGGAAAACGCACTACTTAACGGAACATTGAACGGTACAACGTACACTGCTCCAACTACTGTATATGTATCACTATGGCTATCTAACCCTAACGATGACGGTTCGGGTATAGAAGTATCTGGAGGTTCATACGCTAGAGCGGTTGTAACTTTTGATACTGCAACAGGCACAACAGGTCTGGTAGCTACAGATGCAGACGTTACCTTTACTACAGCAACAGCTGCTTGGGGTACTGTAGGCTGGATAGGTATTAATGATGCTTTGTCTGGCGGTAATCTTTTATATCACACAGCACTAGATGCTGCTAAAACTATTGATGCAGGTGATATATTTAAAATCACTACTGGTAACCTAACCGTAGAATTAGCGTAAGGATAACACATGGCTCTCGTCTTTAAAGATAGGGTAAAGGAAACTACTGCTACCACAGGTACAGGCACAGTTACATTAGCTGGTGCTAGTGCAGGCTTCCAATCATTTAGTGTCATTGGTGATGCTAATACTACCTACTATACGTTAGTATCAGGTAGTGAGTGGGAAGTAGGTATTGGTACTTACACATCGTCAGGAACAACGCTGTCTAGGGACACCGTACTAGAGTCTAGCAATGCTGGCTCTAAAATTACTCTAGCTGGCACTAGCGATGTATTCTGTACTTACCCTGCTGAAAAGGCTGTAGTACAAGACTCTAACAATACTGGTGTAGCTCCACAGATGGGTGCTACTAACGGTATCTTTGTAAACAATGGAACGGTAGGTGCAAACTATTCTGTGCCTACAGGTTATAACGCCATGTCAGCTGGTCCAGTAACTATATCTGGTGGCGTATCCGTAACTGTTCCTGCTTCTAGCAAATGGGTGGTC